TCACTAATAATTTTAAACAGTGTGTCGTATGCTTCTTTAACACTTTTCACAGCTGGGAAATCAAAATCTTTCCCTACTACTGCTCGTGCAATATGTACCACTCTGGATACTTGCATGTTAGCATACTTTTGATTCGCTTCATCCGTTTTTGAAGGGTCTTTAGATGGGTAATAGAATCCAGCATTAATAGAATTACCAGCTTCATCCTTTACTAGGAGCTTGTAATCTGGAGCCTTTTCGTGGTCTCCTGCTTTTTTCTTCTCTACTGAGAGAGTTACATTATCTACTTTACCTGCATTTCCGTCATTGAAAATTTTACTTACTGAATCGAACTGCTTAGAATTTAAATCAATCATATTATAGTGTTTATTTTATTATAAATATAGTTATCAAATTTGTTTTAAGACATTCAGGGGTTACTGACGGTCTGCAACGAAGATTTCTGTCCAGTCTACTGTGACAGTTCCATCTTCATCTGACGTTGCTACTGCAATCTTCTTATTCTTCAAATGTTGGCTTCTTGCTCCTACTGCTAAGGATTGGGATGTCTGGAAGTTTATCATAGTTTTTTCTTCATCTCGATAAACATATCCAATTGCATCTACTTGCGAACAAAGAATACTAGCCATCTTTCCAGTCAGGTCTAGTCCTCTCTCTGTCATTTCCTCTCCATCTGCTTCTACCATCTTATCTTTAACGTGTCCTAAAATAACTAGCGTATCACATATTTCTGATAACGCATTAACAACTTTCTTCATAGATTCACGAGTATATCTATACCCAGCTCCATTCGGAAGTGTCGTTACATCAGTTCCAATCCAATTTCTACCCATTGGAGTTTCCCTATACATTTTAGCCGCCATTGGAAGAATAACATCTTCTAATGCTGTAACTGTGTCAAGAGCAATACGTCTATAAACGTATCCTCCATTTTTCTTGTTAGCTTTCTTAATCTCTGAAATAATCTTAAGAAGAATATTCAAAGGATCAACTCCTTCTTCTCTTGCTTTCTTTTGTACGTCAATCTTGACAGCACTTAAGAAATCACTTCCTTCTTCAAGGTCAATCATCAAGCAATCATCTAACTCAGCTACTGCAGTACTCTTTCCAGATTTATACATCCCAAACAGGATCATAGTTTTTGGATCAACTCTTACTACAGTAGACTTCTTTTTTGGTAATTCAATCATACATCATCATTCCGTCCTTTACCTACCACTTTTTAATTAATCTATGAATTTAACATTCCAGCAATTATCTTGGCTTTTTGTAGCTTAGTAGTTTTTGGATCTTCTAATGTTTCCAAAGTTTTCATAACTTTAAATTCATTTTCATCAAATTCTTCGATACCATTTTCCTTCATAAAAGCAATTTTATCTTTTGTTTCGGAAATTTCAAGATCTAATTCTTCTTTTTTAGATTTTAGTTCTTTAATTTGAGAAGTTAATTCAGCAACAGTTAAAGGTAATTCATCTAAAACAGTAGAAGTTAAATAAATATTAGTTCCTTCTTCTATGTAAATATAAATAGGATTACCGTATCCTATACTTTTAACAGTTACTCTATCTCCTTTTTTAAAGCCTTTACTTGCTTTATTTAATTTGAATTTTTTACCTTTAGTAAATATTTCTAAAGCTTCCGCTTGTGAACTTGGTTGTTTCATTATTTATTATTAATTCTTTTATTAATAGCTTCTAGAGTATGTTCAAAGGGCTTTCCTGGAATATTCTCTACAAGTTTCCACATCTCTTGTGCAATCTCTCTTATTTCTAATTGAGCATGTTCACTATCTCTTAATTTGATGAAATTAGCAAAGCTTCTCATATTAAAAGAGATATCACCTTCAATCTGTGAGTTATACGTTTTAAAGAACCTAGCTGATTCTTTAGTACGTTTTCTACCTAATATTGGAGTTAATTCTTCTAAAGCTTGATGATATAATTTATTACCCACTTTAGTGTAATGTTCTAATAAAGAATACCAATTTCTAGTAGCAAAAGTAGAATCATCTAATCCTAACTCTCTTACTCCTTTAGTTGAAATATCTTTCCAATCCTCTGGTAAATACATTTTATCTTCTTTCAATTCTTTATAACGAGCTGATTCACCATTCATAGAACTAATTCTATGTTTCAATAAGTGAATATGACTAGCTATTTCAGTATCTACAAGAAAATGTACTGTTCCCTTCTCAAAGGGAGTTTCGTGGCCTTCAGACCATAGCATATTAATCAGTTTAGGAATCCTAGCAATTTTATCCTCTGTAAGGTTTCTACTAGTACTCGTCCAAGCTGAACATGCTATTAACTTATCTGAACCGTAATGTCCAATTAGTTCTACTTTATTTTTCATTTTCCTCCATCTCTTGTATTACATCATATACACGACTTAACATTGCTGATGCCATATCGTCTAATTCTTCTACCTTATCTTTAGTATCATAATAATCAATTAATATTTTAACTAAACTTAATGGTTTAACTCCTGCATTTGCAATTGAGCTTAATTCATTGTAAAATTTAATTGTAGTATTTTTACCATTGATTATTTCTCCATCTACATTACTGTATGTGGGAACTGTATATACTGTAGCAGATATAATTGCTTTAACCTCTTCAGGTTTTTTCATTTTCTTCTATTTGTATAAATTTTTCTTCAACATACCTATCATCCATATCTGGTCTCACCTGATACATATATGATAAGAACATTGCATTACAAAGTATATGTCCAACGTGTGGTAATTCACTTTCAGGATCTATATCTTCACCTTCTAAGAAGGCATTCATATGTCTCTGTAAGCTCTCACATGTTTCTGTATACTTTACTCCTTTCTTCCAGTTGTGTGCTGCATATTTTTTAGCTCCAAACATTAGAACTTTTACTAACGGTTCTAGTGCTCTCCAACTAATTAATGACCACTTTAACTTTCCTTCATTGAATCTTAATCCTTGCATTATACTCCTCTTATTTTATCTAAAATTTTATATACTCCTGCCATTATTGTAGCATTATCAGGTTTAGGTAATTCTTTAAAATAATTTACCGCACCATCAAAATAGAGAGGACATATTGTACCTCCACCACCTTCTCTACTGGCTAAAACTTCTAAAAACCTAATATTATCCTTAAATTTTGTAATATCATAGCCATAATATGTAGGTATTTCGTGTCTAAATGGACTAAATAGTCCTAATACAACATTAGCATCTCGTTGCGTTAACTTACAGTCTCCCAGTCCATCTAATGTTGGCTTAAGCCTATTATGTTTCATATTTTCAACACTTTCCTGAGAACTTGCTTGTTGTTGAATCACTACTGGTATATAATTATACTTATTTCTAAGTGTTATTAAGTAGTCAGACGAAAGTTTTACTATACTTTCATGTAATGTCAACTTTTTTCCGTTCAATGTTTCAGTACCAATTAAACTAACGTGATCAATTAGTACTATTACATACTCTTCAGGGTCGTCTGGGGTATAGTAGTCATCAATTTTCTGTTCTTTAACCTCACCAGTTTTATTGTTGATGAATTCTACGGTTTTATAATATTGTGTACCATGCGAATGTGCATAATTTCTTACAAATTTATATATTCCTGTAGGATTCTTGATATCATCTACAAATTCTACTATTTCTTCTATTTTTTTGAAGTAAGGTTCGTATTTGTCAATAATTTCTAATACTTCTTCAGATAATATATTATCTGCTTTAGTACTCTTTAACTGAGTTGGATTAACTCTTATACCCTCTTTAACATAAAGGATATTAGAAAATGCTGATAACATTTTTTCTTCTTTAGACATCTCTAAGGTAAAATAAAATATTTTTAAGCGTATGCTTAATTTATCATCAATAACTTGCTTAACAGTGTTAAACAGGAACAGAAAATCTGCTGCCTGTGTCTTCACTTTGTTACTCCTATTTCTAGGGACTAGATCATTTCTGTCTAGTTCTATATGTCACCATATAGTTCGGACTATCTCATCAACCTAAATAATTATCTTCTTCACAATTAGGATACTTACAGTTGTCATTTAATGTACAACTTTCTCCTTCTCGTTTAATGTATTTACAATTAGGTTGCACCTTGTTAGTCTCTACACCGTATTGTTTTAAATAATCTATTAATGGACTTAAATGTGCATACATTATTGGTCCATCTTTACTATATCCTAGCTTTATTAAAAACTTTTTATAGTGATCTAAATCAAGTGACGGCACGGGATTGTCCTTACGTTTTATGTGTTTATCTAAAGCTGCTACTATATCATAGCTTGCCTCGCCATTAGGTCCTATATCTTTATAATTAGGTATCCTATTTAAAGCATAGACTGTTCTTTTTAATATATCCATAATATTAAGGAGTTTCCCCGTTAATTAATTTATCTACGTACTTTACAAGATGATACTTACTTTTGTAAGCCTTAATCTTGTCCAT